CACCACAACAACACAGCGAGGAACCCACGACATGACTCTCAAACTCCGCAACGACACCTACTGGATCGACGTCCAGATCAACGGCCAGCGCATCCGCGAGTCGCTCAAGACGACCGACAAGAAGCAGGCCCAGGCTCTGTACGACATCCGGCGCGCCGAGCTCTGGCAGGGCCGCATGCTCAAGGCCAAGCCCAAGAAAACCTTTCGCGAGGCCTGCGCCCGCTGGCTGGTCGAGCGCGCGCATAAGAAGTCGATCCAGGAGGACAAGGACAAGATCAACTTCTTCCTGCCAAAGCTAGGCGATCGCCAGCTCTCCAGCATCACCCGCGACGACATCGAGGAGTCGCTGCCGCAGGACGTGAAGCCGGCCACCCGCAACCGTTACCGCGCCTTCATTCGCGCCGTGCTGCGTGCGGCCGAGCGCGAGTGGGAGTGGATCGACCGCGCGCCGGTGCTGCGCACTGAGGCTGAGCCCAAGCGCCGCGTCGCGTTTCTGACACGCGAGCAGGCCGAGGTTTTGGTCGACTCTCTACCAGAAAAGTACCGGACTCCCGTCCGTTTCGCTTTGCTCACCGGGTTGAGAAGATCTAATGTGTTCAATCTCACCTGGGACAAGGTCGATCTTGAACGCGGGATGGTGATCATTGAGGCCGACGAGGCCAAGGCCGGCCAGCGCATCCTGGTGCCCCTGAACAGCGCGGCCAAGGCGATCCTGGCAGCCCTGCCGGAGCCCCGCACCGGCCGCGTATGGGGCGATCTCACCCGCGTCTGGTGCAACACCTGGAAGGCCTCGTGCAAGCGCGCCGGCGTGCCCTGGCTGCGGTTCCATGACCTGCGCCATACCTGGGCCTCCTGGCACGCGATGGCCGGGACTCCGCTGTCTGTGCTGCAGGAGCTGGGCGGCTGGCACTCGCCGCAGATGGTGCAGCGCTACGCGCATCTGTCGCCGGAGCACCTGGCCGCGGCGGCTGAGAGGGTCACGCTATGACCCGAGACGACATCATCCGCATGGCGCGGGAGGCGGGGTTCAATGTAGAGCAGGGCTTCTTGCTGCGCGTGACAGGCATTGACGAAGACCTTGAACGCTTTGCCGCCCTTGTTGCCGCTGCCGAGCGTGAGGCAATAGCTCAGATGATTGAAGACGCCCCACCGCTGGTCGAGTTTTCTCAAAACGATAAAGGTGGCTGCATGGTTTGTGGATTCACACCAAAACTAGCCTCTGCCGCCATCAGAGCAAGGGGGCAGGAATGAATGGGGTGGCTGATGGGGCTCGAACCCACGACCACTGGAATCACAATCCAGGGCTCTACCAACTGAGCTACAGCCACCTCTGACTGCTTGGAATGGCACAAAAACGGCACATTCCTGAATTTTTAACCCTGCGGCGCCTTATAAATCAACAGGTTAGCGAGACAAAGTACCAGTATCACAATCGGAATTGACAATCCTAACCTATTGATTGAGCGTTTCTCAGCGTTGAGTAATGCATGCCGTGTCACGTTTGTGCGGCACAAAACTGGCACAAAAAAATGCCCCGGCTGAGCGGGGCAAAACCTCGTGTTGGCAACTGCGAGGTGATCTATTTCGTGGCCATGACGTACAGGCCCACGTTGCCGATCGCGTAGCCGGTGTACACGACGCACATGGGCCAGTTGCCCTTGAAGCCCTGCTCAAGAGCGATGTAGGCGTAAATGCAGCCGGTGAACGCGATCAGCCAGGCGCTCATGTCAATCGGCGAACAGGCGGCCGCGGAAATAGGCCCGGCCGTCATCGCGCACGGCGCAGAACTCAGGGTGCAGCAGCACCCCATCCTTCCACGTCAGGACCGCAAAACCTGACTGCCAGTTGAGCCCTGGCTTGCCTAGCCGGTAGTCGAACTCCTGCTGGTCGTCATCGGCCAGCATCCCGGTCTTGATGCCGTAGTGCGTGCCCTTGAAGCCCTTGTGCGCTTTGCAGCCTAGCTCATGGGTGTGGCCGGTCACTGTATGACAGCCACCCTTTAATACGTCGTTCCAGCCACTGTGGATGCCCGCGTGCCAGTCGTGGATGATGACCATGTCGTCGTTGACGTCGATGCGGTCGGAGTCCATCCAATCCGGCAGGTGGTCGCGCAGGGTGAACCCGGCGATGCCCTCGTACTGGGGCACCATCGACGACAGCCGCGACTCAAACCGCGCGCAGTGGTTGCCGTAGGTGCGGAACAGGTGCGTGCCTGGCACGATCGCCCGCTCGATGTCGCCGGTGCGCTCCAGGACAGCCTCCAGTTCGTCCTTCACCGAAGGCGCCTGCTTCCAGCGGATGCGTGGGTGCCGGCTGATGCTGCCGCCGTCCAGGATGTCGCCGTTGAGCACGACGGCCTTGACCTCGCGGCCCAGCTCGGTGATCAGGTTGCACAGGGCCTTGTGCGCCACCGGGATCACGCCTGGCGAGTAGTGGGCGTCCGAGCCCACCAGCACCACGCCGTCGCGGATCTCGAGCCGGTTGACGTCCCGACGCGAGGACATGATCGCCCGCAGCGCCGTGGGGTCGTGCTTTTGCGCCTTGGGACTGTTGGCCACCAGGGCGATGCCGTGGCGCTGCTCGATTGATTCGCGCCGCAGGTAGATGGCGCGAACGCTTAAGCCCAGCTGCTCGCTCAGGCGTGCTGGTGAGCCGCCGGCCGCGTGCCAGGCTGCAATGAACTGCTCATCCCTTTTCTTGCTGGGGTAACCCATCGACCGCTCCAAACAGGACCGTTTCAAGCACGTTGATCACCCCATGCTCTGCAGCCTCAAGCTGGTCAGGGGTGGCGCCACGGTCCTGCGCAGTGGCGATCAACTCGTAGAGAAAGACATGCAGCACCTCATGGAGCGCCGTCTGGGAAAGCGACTGTTCGTTGATGGTCGTCGCACCGAAGTCGCCGAGTCGGTACGTGGCCAGCTTGGCCTGGTCGTTCATCAGGACCGAGGCCATGGCATCCACTGCGGGCTTTGTGCCGCGCTCCATGCGCCAGCGCTGCAGCCCTAGCACTGCTTGCCAGTGCTTGATGTATTGGTCGAACTGTTGGGCTTGTTCGCGGTTGGGGGCGTTTACTGCTTTTGACACACGCCCCTCACGTAAGCCTGCAGTCCTATGACCTGCGCCGCCAGTCGGTCAGCATCTTCTGCCACTCCAACAAGAGCTGATGCACACGCTCCGAGTAGCTGCCCCTCAATGGTTCCAGCATCAGCTCGGATGGGGGTGGCGGGAGCTTGGGTGGCGGCACCACGGGCGGCGAGCTGGTCGCGCAGCCGGCCAAGCTCAGCGCGAGCACCAGCAGCGGCAGCCTCAGCCTTGCGTTTGTCTTGCACATATCTGTCCTCCAGCTTCTTGCGCTCGGCCACCAGCTCCTGCTCGCGCTCGCGGGCGGCCTTCTCCGCGGCCAGCTCCTTGGCCTGGTACTCAGCTCGCACGGCTTTCTTGCCGTTGAGGTATGCCTTCCAATGCGTGCCAGCCAGGACGGCCAGCACGATGGCCACGATCACGAGCCGGATGTACATAGTCGGTACTCCTGCTGCCGCCTGATCGTCAGGCCCCGTAGTGGTTGCCCCTTGAATTTGTCCCAGCGCAGGATCTCCGCGCAGGCGCCGGCGTAGTCCTCGGCGTTGAGCTTCCTGACCAAGGTGCTGCCGCAGAACGCGGTCGGCCCGATGTTGTAGGACAGGCTGATGTAGGCGTCGTACTCATGCTGGTGCAGCGGCACCTTGACGCAGCGCTTGAGTGCACCCTCAAACTTCTGGACGTCCTGCAGGGCCCTCGCCAGGGCCTTGGGAGGTGTGATCGTGTCGCCGGGCTTGACGCCCTCGGTGGTCCCGAATCCGATCGTCGGAACGTCACCCGGGACCGGCGTGTAGGCCCGGTCGCTGTAGCCCTCGTGAAGCGCGATGCCGACTAGTGCTGTAGCACTTAGTGCTAGGCCGGCGAGCTTCACGCGGTCCATTTAATCCTCGTCGCGCATTCGCTTGTCGTGCTCGGCCTGGCGTCGCTTGTCCTCTTTGTGCTTGTAGTACCAGTTCACGCCGAGGCCGGCGATACCGATGCCGAGGCCGGCCAGCATTCCGAATTCAGAGGAGAGAAACCAGGCCACCACGCTGGCACTCGCGCCGGTGTAGGTCGCTTTGCTGCCCGCGGCCGCCAACGTGGCGTCAAGTGTTGCGTGATCGGCTGACACTGCTCTCTCCTTACTCTTGAACAGGCGCAGCATCATCTGTCGCCTCCTTGGGGATCTGCTGCTCGGCTTGTGCGCGGACCTTGGCGGCCAGGGGCCAGACGTTGGTGCTGGTGGGCAGTTGGCCCATGACGTTCAGCAGCGCGTTGACTTCTTGCAGGTCGAGCTTCAGAGTGATTTCCATTT